TTTCGTGATCTTCGGACAGAAGAACCTGCAGCTCGTGAAGTCTGCCCTTGACAGGGTGAACGTACGACGGCTCATGATTGAGGTGAAGAGAGTCATCGCAGGAATTGCGAATCGGATTCTCTTCGAACAGAACACCCCGGCGACAAGAGCCAAGTTTGTCGCATCGGCAACCCCACAGCTTGCTCTCATCCAGGCCCAGGCCGGTATTGAAAAGTTTAGGGTGATCATGGACGACACTAACAACACCCCGGTCGACGTCGCAAGCAACAGGGTGAATGGCAGAATTGTTGTGGTTCCGACAAGAACAGTCGAGTTCATCGCGATAGATTTTGTGATCACTCCCTCGGGTGTGCAGTTTGAGTGATAGTTACTCTACAGAGAATAGGAGCTTCTGAATGGCTGAACTCACTTTCAAGAGCGCTGGTGTAAGTCTAAGAGAGATTGACCTCTCGGGACCGACACAGCCCACTCCGGTCGGTACTCCTGCCGGCATTATCGGTACATCTAACAGGGGTCCCGCTTTCGTGCCGGTCCTCGTTGCCAACTACCAGCAGTTCTCGAACAAGTTCGGGCCAAGTGACGGTGAGAAGTTTGGTCCTGTTGCAATGTATGAGTGGCTTAAGAATGCGCAGGCAGGCGTGTACCTGAGAGTCCTTGGTGCAGGTGACGGTAAGACGAGGACAACGTCAGGTGATAACAAGGGCAAGGTCTCCAACGCAGGCTTTGTCGTAGGTTCGAGACAGGTCCAGTCGAACGGTGACCTCGGCGCCAATCCTTACGCTCTGGGTAGCTATGACGGAAGGACTCACTTCCTCGGATGCTTCATGTCCGAGTCTGCGGGCTCGACATTCCTCTCCGAGGCCGGACAGCAGTCGAGCACGTCAGCGGTCCCTGTCATCCGCGGCGTGCTGATGACCCCGAGCGGAGTCCTGGCGACCCTCTCGTCCTCGGCCGGCGCCGTGACAGGATTCTCCAACATCCTTCCTGCGACCACGGCTCCCTCTGCGCTCATTGGGTTCATGACAGGTACCGTGGACCTCGCCGCAGGCGCTAAGTCGTTCACGCTCTTCCTCTCGGGTCACAAGGCCTCCGACTCATACAAAAATGCGATCACGGCGAGCTTCAACCCGACCTCACCGAGCTACTTTGCGGCAGTCTTCAATACTGACCCGACAAAGATAGAGGATGCTGGTCATTATCTCTACGCTCACTATGAAGTCTACGACCAGTACGCGGTGGTTACCGGTTCGGGTCAGAATGTTGGAAAATGGCCCGCAAATTGTGGTTTCGAGGACATCGCGTTCGTTGTCACCGGCGCTCTTGCCTCCAACGTGGGATCCGCGTCAAAGTCGAACTTCGAGAGCTTCGAGGACCGCTTCCAGACAGCGTTCTCCCCCACTGTGCTCTCACAGAAGTTCGGTGGCACTCCCTATGAGCTCTTCAAGGTCTATGCACTCGATGATGGTGCATACGCGAACACGAAGCTGAAGATCTCGATCAGGAACATCACACCCTCCACCGACCCGACTTCTCTCTACGGAACATTCGACCTCTTCGTGAGAGAGTTCAGCGATACTGACGAGACTCCCATTGTTCTTGAGAGCTTTGTCGGACTCTCTCTCAACCCGAACGACGAGAAGTACTTCGCGAAGGTCATCGGTGACATGCACATGTACTACGAGTTCGACAGAGAGCAGGGGTCACAGAAGCTCGTTGTCGATGGTCTCTATCCTAACGTCTCGAATTACATTCGTGTTGAGGTGGAGGAAGTTGTACAGAACAGAGAGGTACCTGGTGACTCACTCCCGATGAGTTTCAAGGGACCGTGGCGCCTCCGCACCTCCGGTAACTTGGCCGGCGGCGGGGCGAACGACGTCACTGTAGCAAAGCAGCCGCCTGTTCCATTCCGAAACAAGCTCACTGCAGGAACTGGGAACTCTATCCGTGTTCTTCCGTACGCTCACTGGGGAGTGCAGTTCGAGGTGAACGACTCCGTGTCCGAACCCAACAAGAACGCCTACACGGACGGGACTGTCGAGTCACACACGAAGTACTTCCCCAAGTACCACACCGAGTACTACAATCCTTGGGAAGGTGACTCAAGCGATGCGGACTCCTTCAACAACAACAAGTTCTCTCTCGAGCAGGTGCAGGTGTACACGGACTCGAACGACCTTCCGGATTCCAAGCTCTGGACTTCTGCTTCGTACAACAGGAATCCAAGCGCCTCTGCGAACTTTGGCAGGTTCCTGAAGCCGTCAGACCTTGCCGACACGGTCACTCGCAGGCTCGCAAAGTTCTCGTTCTTCCTCCAGGGTGGATTTGATGGTGTCAATGTCTTCGACACCGATAAGTCAAAGCTCTCCACCGTGGCAGCGAAGAGAGAAATGGACTTTACTTCAACCCAGTTTGGTCCCCTGGGACCCACTGTCGCATCTTACCGGAAGGCGGTCGACATCCTGGGTGAGAAGGCGGATGTCGATATCCAACTCCTCGCAATTCCCGGTATCAGGGAGCCCGGTGTCACTGACTACGCCATCGACAGCGTCGAGAACAGGTTCGACGCTGTCTATCTGATGGATATTCCGGAGAGGAACACTGCGGACACGGTAATCACGGGATCCGGTGACACAGTCTCAGTGAACCTCACGGCCAATGCACTCTCGAACAGGTCACTCGATACCTCATTCGCGGCTGCTTACTACCCAGACGTGGTGGTCACCGATCCAAGTACGAAGACAAATATAGTCGCTCCTCCCTCGGTGGTGGTGCTCGGTGCCTTCTCACTCAATGACAAGGTCGCGTATCCGTGGTTTGCTCCGGCAGGTTTCAGCAGAGGAGCACTGGCGGATGTCGTAGAGACCCAGGTGAAGCTCAACAGGACAAACCTCGACACTCTTTACTCGGCGAACATCAATCCGATTACCACGGTGCAGGGTGCAAACACGCCAATTGTATTCGGTCAGAAGACTCTCCTTGCGAGATCATCTGCTCTCGACAGGGTGAATGTCCGTCGACTCCTTATCGAGATCAGGCGGAGGGTGAGAGCGGTCGCCAACGTAATCCTCTTTGAGCCCAACAGGGAGTCGACGCTGGCAAGATTCTCGGCGCTTGTCGACCCCATACTCAAGCAGATCCAGTCCCAGCAGGGTGTGGATCGTTACAAGGTGAAGATTGACACGACAACCACCACGCAGGCGGATGTTGATAACAACACCATCCGTGGCAAGATTTTCATCCAACCGACAAGGTCAATCGAGTTCGTGTCGCTCGACTTTGTGGTCACAAATGCTGGTGCTCAGATCTGAGCTCAACGAACTGAATAGATAGAGTCAAGGAGACAAAATGGCAGAGACACTCTCAGTCACCGATATGCTGCCCAACAGGTTTGAGCCGAAGCGCAAGTTCCGCTGGGTCCTGGCCATTGAGGGCATTGACGCATTCCTCGTGAAGAGCGCGGCGCGACCGCAGGTCGATGTGGCGGCGCAGGAGATCCACTGGATCAACACAGTCCGTTACATAGCTGGTAAGGCAAAGTTCGGCACGATCTCGGTCACTCTCTATGACCCTATCGCACCCTCCGGTGCGCAGCAGGTGATGGAGTGGGTGAGGACTCACTATGAATCGGTCTCTGGTCGCGCTGGTTACGCAGACTTCTACAAGAGAGACATCCAGCTGAAGATGCTCGATCCTGTCGGAACGGTGGTCGAGCTCTGGGACATCAAGGGCGCCCAGATCACCTCAGCGGCTTTCGGTGATCTCGACTACGGCACTGAGGATCCGACCGAGGTCGCTCTCACTCTCCAGTTTGACAATTGCGTCCTCCAGTACTGATCTAGAGAAAGATAGATAACGCCCACCAGTTCGTTCTGGTGGGCGTTTACTTTTAACCTACCACTTCTAGAATCTACTATAGCTCAGCAACTGGAGGGGCTTTGGCAGAAAGAAGTGACAAGAATCAGGTCTTTACGGGTGGTAATCCGATGTCGGGTATTCCGACTCGTGATATAATGAAAGATGACTTCGGCTTTGAGGTTCCCGTTGAGTCAGTTCCCCTTCCGTCAAGGGGAGTCGTTTATCCACCGGACTCTCCCCTTCATGGGCAAGAGACTGTCGAGATAAGAGCAATGACTGCGCGAGAGGAGGACATTCTCACTTCTCGTGCTCTCATCAAGAAAGGTACCGTAATCACGACTCTCCTGCAGTCGTGTCTTGTTGATAAGAAAATTGACGTCACGAAGATGCTGTCTGGTGACAGGAATGCGGTGATGGTCGCGCTCAGGATCACAGGTTACGGGTCGGAGTACTCTTCAGAGGTTGACTGCCCAAACTGCGGAGCTCGTTCGAAGCAGGACTTCGATCTCACGAGTCTGCCCATCAAGAATATTGAAATCCAGCCCGTTGAGGTTGGCACTAACATTTTTGAGTGCTCTCTTCCTGTCACGAAGAAGACAGTCCGCTTCAAGTTTCTCACAGGAGCAGATGAGGAGGAGATTCTTGTCGTTCAGGAGCGAAAGAAGAAGGCGGGCGCAGTGTCAGACAACCTCGTTACAACCCGGCTGCAGTATTCCCTCATTGCAGTGGAAGGTAAGACAGACAAGAACCTTATCAACTCCTTCATTCGTAACATGCCCGCGAGAGACTCACTCACCCTCCGCCAGTTCATCGACAAGAACGAGCCCGGCATTGAAATGAAGGGTTACATGGACTGTCCCTCCTGCAATGAGACTTCGGAGGTAAAGATGCCCCTCGGGGCCTCCTTCTTTTGGCCTGACTCCGGGCGATAGAGAAATCTATCTTGAGCACTCCTTCCTCCTCATGTACTACATGGGGTTCAGTTACTGGGAGTGTTACAACATCCCGATTCAGTACAGGGTCTGGTTCATAAAGAGGCTCAATGAAGAGATAAAGAAGTCGAACGAGAAGAGCGGTGGGCAGACGAGAGGAGCCCATCACAATTCTCCTGATGCCCGATCTTTGATGAACAAGTCAAGGGCTCAGGTGCCAGCAAAGCTTCGGAGGTTCACGTAGGTGATAGTTAGAACTATGAACGGAAACCTTCGTAAAACTCTTGTTGAGTACATCTTGGGAAAGAGAGAATCGGTTCGGCTTGTTGGACCACCCGCAGTGATAGCGGTCGTCTACGAGACAGCTCAGGCATCCAGGGAGCTCTATGAGGCCCTGGAGACTGGTCGCGTGAGCCTCGTCGAAAGGGCGCTGAATAGAAAGAGTGTAGCCGTGTCTCGTTGGGAGAAGGTGACTGGGATGAAGTGGGACCTCTGAAAACCCTCATCCCTGAATACGTAAGATGAGGACAGGGGAGTTCATCTCACATGGCAGATAAGTCCGAAGGCGCTGGCAACCTTGATGTGCAGAAGAGCATCAATGACGCCATAGCTGCGCGGACTGCTCTCCTCTCAAAGCAGTCAGAGATAATGAAAGGCCAGGTTCAGCTCGCTGTCGAGCTGTGCAAGGCAATGAAGTGTGAGGACCTCGAGTCGGTCTCAGCGCGCGCCCAGGAGATATCCGCGGCAATAGGAGCTGCGACAAAGGAAGCGGGTAATCTCGAGAAACAGCTGAAGGGGGCCAGCGGAGCCGCTCAGAATGCTGCGGGTGGTGCCGGCAACGTGAAGAAAGAGGTGAAGGGCGCGGCGAAGGAAGCGAAGTCTTTCGGTGACATCGCGGGTGAAGCCTTCTCCAACACGATGGCCCAGCTTGACTCCATCGTGGAGCTTGCGGGATCTGTCGGTCGGGGCATATTCGGCATCGGCCAGAGCATCCTCGCAATCCCGCTCGGCATCTTCAACACCCTCGTGGCAAAAGCCGCTGAGCTGAATAGCCAAACGGACCCCATGCGTCAGGCTATTGAGGACGTCCGAAAGGCTTTCGGAGATCTCAACAAGGGTGAGGCTGCGCAGACTCTCAACTCGTTCTCACAGATTAGCTCGCAGTCAAGCAATCTTGCTGGTTCGGGCCTGAGCCTTGCGAAAGTATTCGGGTCAGGTCGAGAGGGCCTCGCCAAGGCTCTCGGCGAGCTTACTGCGACAGCTGAAGCGATGGGACCTGTCTTTGGCGCTCTCGGTGAACAGTTCGAGGAGAATGCAGCCTCTCTCCTCATCCTGCAGAAGGGTCTCGGAATGACCGGCGAGGACATGAAGGCCTTTGGAGCTTACGCGCTCTCGACAGGTCAGGACGTGAATGATGTCCTGATGGAGACCGCAAACCTCTCCCTGCAGATGGGCGAGAAGTTCGGCATCTCATCAAAGCTCATCGGGAAAGACCTGGCCTACATGACCGCGAACATTGGAAAGTTCGGGTCAATGACCAAGACTCAGATGGCGACAGCCACCGTCTACGTACGGAAATTGGGCCTTGAGATCAAGGACGTCGAGGGACTCATCGGGGTGTTTGACGACTTCGAGGGAGCCGCGACCGCGGCATCGAAACTTGCCCAGGCATTCGGCATGAATGTCGACGCAATGCAGATGATGCAGGAGCAGGACCCGGCCAAGAGGCTCGACTCCCTGCGTCAGGCGTTCGCCGCAACGGGCAAGTCAATTGAGACAATGAGCCGCCAGGAGAAGGCACTCCTTGCGCAGACGGCGGGACTTGACGAGAACACTGTCTCCCTTGCTCTCTCACAAGAGAACATGGGCAAGTCCTACGACGAGATCCAGGCCGCCGCCGAAGAATCGGGAGACCAGCAGCTCTC